CCTCCCAGTGTCAGATTGCCGGAGCCGCCCGGAGACGCACCGAAACCGCGCTGCTCATCCAGGGACACCACGTACTCTCCGCCGTGCACGATAGCCAGCTGCGGAGCCCCCGGAGGGCCATCCACAAACCCGCCCATGGCGTACGCCTTCAAGTGGCCGCCAGAGCCGTTAGCTCCGTTAGCCTGCGACGCCACAGACACGGCAGTGTTGGTTTCGTTGCTCATGTCAAGCAGACGACGCATTTTGCCGGTCAGAGTGTCCACGTTGCTGGAAGCAGCAGCCGTGTTGGCGGTGATGTTGGTGTTGATGTCCTTGGGGATGATGTCCAGCTGATCAATGTAGTCCCGGATGGACTTCCGGGTGGCGTCGGACTGGCTGGACTGGTTCACCAGCTGGTCAATCTGCTTCTTCAGCTTGTCCGTTGCGTCCTGCGTCGAACCGCTCAACTGCACGTTGGCGTTGTAGTTGTCCAACATGGCCTGCACCGCAGCGCGGATAGCGTCACGGTTTGCCATAGCAGCGTCGGAGTCCCCCTTGATGGAGGTGCCGTTGTCCTGAAGAGCTTTGGTGACGTCCTTGATGCTTTTCTTGAACTCATCCAGGGAACGGTCCGCCGTCAAACCAGCCGACATATCCTGCTGCTGCTGCATCGTGTCGGAGATGCTGTTGGACAACCCGGTCATGGCGTCCGTGGTGCTCTGAACCTGCGTCTGCTGGTTAGCCAACGAGTTGGTGGCGTCGTTGGTGGTGCCGATACCCAGCATCTGCTCGGCCTGCATTTTGTCCAACTCGGCAAAGTACTGCGGGAAGTCCCTAGCCGTGTTGATCAGCGCTTTGCCGTGGTCGTCCGTCACGGACGTGATCTGAGCCATCAGGTCCTTGGCGCGGTCCAGCTGGCCGTTAGCCGCCAGGTTAGCCAAGCCAGCGTCGTAGTTGGCTAGGGACGCTTTGGCTTTGCCGGTGACCTGGTTAACCTTGCCCAACTCAACACCCAGCTGAGCCATAGGCTCGATGTTCCTTACGGAGGACCCAGCCAGGTCGTCAAACGACCTTTGCAGGTTAATGACCTCTGTGCCTTCAAACTTGGTGTTGTCCGCCAGCTTCCCAGCCAACGCCTTGTTCAACACGTCCAAGTCTTCAGCGGCATGCCCGAACGCCATAGCGGCATCCTTGGAGCCGTTCCTAGACCGGATCATCGCCGTGGTGAACTGGTCAACGCTGGCCGTCGCCGAAGCAGCTTTGTCTCCGCTGCTGGAGAACGCTGAGCCCAACAGAGACACGCCGATAGCCGCCGCTCCCACAAGAGGCACAGCGGCGCCCAGCTTACCCATGAAGCCGCCCAGACCGGAGGCGCCGGTTGCCCCGGCCATTTCCTCCTGAAGGGTCAACTCCTCCTTGCCCAGGTTCTTCACCGAGTCGGCTGCGTACATCGCCTTCAGCCGGAGCGTGTCGAACATGGTTCCGGATGCGATGGTTTTGCCGAGGGTCTGGAACATGGTCAATACCGTGCCCAAACCGTTCATCAAGCCGGTGAAGACTTCCAGCGACTTCAGGATGATCAACCGGCCGATCAGGGCAGGCAGGACGACCTCAGCCAGGAGCTTGATGGTGCCGGAGTGGTCCTTCAGGAAACCGGTCACTGCCTCCACAGCTGGACCCACAACGTTGGCCATGACGATACCGACGGCTTGGAGAGCCAGGAAGAAAGCCCCCGCCAGCAGACCGGCCAGAGGTTGGACAGCGCCCCACAAGTTGGTGACCGACACCCAAGCTTCCTTCAACACCCGGCCGAAGTTTTGAAGGAACTGGACAATAATGCTCTCAGCCTGGTGAACCGCGTCGGAGTCCAACGCGTCGTGGATGTCGCGTCCCAAGTCATGCAGTAGAGGACCGGCGGTGCGCTGCACGTAGTCCATGAACTCCATCAGTTTCGGCAGCAGCATCGTGCCGAGCTTGATTGCAGTGGTTTCAATGAACTGCCGCGCCTGGTCAATCTTGAAGTTGAAGCCCTGGGTGATAACACCCCAGGTCTCGATGTTGTCCCCGGCGGTTTTGGCGCCGTCGGAGATGTTCTGCTCATTGGCGGCGAACGTCGCCAGGTTCACGCCGCCGATTTGCAACGCCGTGTTGGTGTCCACGGTGTCGCCCAACACCTTACGCAGAGCGCCAGCGAACGTGTCCGCTCCCGGCACGCCGTTGCGCAAAGACTGGTTGAAGCTGTTGGCGTTCTTGTACAACGTCAAGAACTCAGAGCCTTGCGCCTTCAGGTTCTCCGGCAGCAGGTTCAAGGCGGCTGCGTAGTCCTTGGAGGAGATGGTGCCGTTCATCACCTCATCGGCAAGGTGACGCACCTCAGGCGCCATGTTAGACATCATCTGGCTGAGGTTTTGCGACGCCACCTTGGAGGTGTTGAACGTGTTAGCCAGGTAGGTGTTGTCCGGGCCCAGGTGGTTCATGATGGCCTGGTCGATCTCGCCCATAGTCCCCAGCAGGCCGCGCTGTCCCAGGTGTTCCTTCAGGTCCATCGTGGACAAGCCGAAGGTGGCCATAGCCTTCACAGCCGTAGCGTTCGGAGACTGCAACGACGCGATGGTGTGACCAAGCATCTGAGCTGAGTTCTGCGCGGTGTTACCGGCCACGGTCATGTTGGCCTCAGCGGCGGCGACGTCTGCGAAGCTGATACCGGCCTGAGCTGCCTGCGGCAGGACGGCGCTTAGGGAACCAGCGAAGTCCTCCATCGACATCTTGCCGGAGCCGACGGCCCGGATCATCATGTTCATCATCGGCACGGAATACTCCGCGCCCTTGCCCATGTCGTGCAGGGCAGTGGTCAACGCGTCAGCAACGGTGGTGACGTTGGCGCCTTCAGCACGGGCACCTTCTGCCGCGATCTTCATGACCTTCAGGCCGTTAGCGCCGTGGAAACCCGCAGACTCCACGTAGTACATGGCGTCCGCGAGGGCTTTGCTGGAGGTGCCGGTCTGAACGGACATGTTCAACAGTCCGTCGGAGACCTGCTTGATGGGTCCGGTCAGCTTCCCGTTAACGACGTTGCCGGTTTCTCCAGCTGACGTCACCAGCTTGATCATCGACGCCTGCCAGTCACCGGCCATTTTCACCGAGACAGCAGTGATACCAACAGCGGCCAGGGCAACGATTTTCGCGGCCTTGGTGACCGCCTCGCCGATCTTGTCGGCTTTGGCAGAGAAACCCTCCGCCTCGGCACCGGCCTTAGACAAACCCTCCGTGAAGCCCTGCGACACCAACCCGAGCTTGATGAAAAGGTCGGCAACTTCCGACGCCACAGCCGCCTCCTACATGATCACGCGCCAGCGGGAGCCGAACGCCTCTTGATAGATGAGCCTTGCGGGAACGCCCATGGCGAACTTGAACGCAGGGATCAGAAACGGGTACCTGACGCCGTTACGCAACCCGGTCTTCTCCAGGTACATCGCGTACTTGTTGGCTGGTGTCTTGCTTTTCATGCCGCCGTACGACGGGTAGAAGCCAGTTCCCATGCCGACGTAGCAGGAGAACTCCCCGCCGACAAACTTCACGGGGGTGTGGGTGATAGCACGCCGGAGCGTGCCGGAGATGACAGCCGGGCCGGTACCGGGCTTGGCTGGCGTTTTGGTGCCGTACTTGTGGGCGCCGGAGGAGGCGTTGATCTTGGCTTGTTTCTCCACGACCAACGCCAACTCCGCCAACGCGGCCTTGGCCCGTATCTTCGTTTCCTCGTCCAACTGGACAAAGAGCTTGGCGAACGTTCCCCTACGGACCTCAGTGGCCACGGCTACCTCCTGACGCGCGTAACCCCCGGAGCCGCAGTAACATCCGCCCTGGCGTTACGCTCAATACGACGCTTGCGCATGATGAAGTCCCAGCAGAACTGGCGCACAAACAAAGGCGTGGCCTCGTAGTCCAGCCACGTCCAATGCATCTCCCTCATCAGCTCAAAACACATCCACTCTTCCGGAGCAGCCCCAGATCCCCAGGTCCCGTCCAGGATCGACTCAACCTCGATCAGGACTTCGGAGAATCCGGGGTCGTCGTAGGGGAATCGGCAACGCGGCCCATCTCCTCCATGATCCGGGTGTTCACCATCATCGGCAGATGGGACACCTTCTCCGCCGTCATCGGCAGAGTCAGCAGAGCCTGGTCCTCGGAGACGTCCTCCGCGTCGTACATCCGCAGGTCAGTAATGAGACGCGCGACACGCTCATAGCTTTCCTGCATCGCCGCATCCTCGTCCAGAGGACGTCCGTCCGGGCCGGTAGCCAGCCGGGACCGCAGCCACTCCAGAGGGACCAGTTTGGGGTTGCGGAAAGTGACGTACAGCTCCGGCTCGCCCTCCTCCGTCAGCTCCGGGAACGTGACCGTGATGAAACGGTCTTTGAGACCAGCCATTGAGTCCTCCGATGTGAGGTTGATGTTCAACGGCCAGGTTAGATCCAAAAAGGGGCCCCCCGCCAACATCTGGCTGTGCAAATGCTGACGGGGGGCACGACCGTTGTAGCCGCAGCGCACGGGCTTAGTAGGCGGTAGACACGTAGTTCGTGACAGTGGCGGAGATTGCCCCACCGTCGGTGGAGTTGTAGATACCCGACAGGGAGAAGTCCGCCGACACGTACACCGTGGACAAGTCCACCTTGCCCTTGTACCAGCCCGACTTGTTGGTGGTGAGGGTGATCACCGAGCCTCCGGACGTCACCGGCTGCGTAATGGTTGCTGTTGCCGGAAGCTGCGTGTAGTTCAGGTACAGGTTCAGGTCGGTGTCGTTCTCAAAGATCGCCTTGTACGTGCCGTCCGCCTCCAAGACACCCTGGAACACCTCGCGAGGGTTCTGGGTGCCGTTGGAGGCGTGGATAGCGTCAGCCGGACGCTTGATCGTCAAGTCGTACGTCAGGCCGCGCGTGGACGACGCACCCGCGTTGGTCATCGTCCACTGCCAGCCCAAACCGGGGACGGCGGAGGAGAACGCGGGCACCGGGTCAGTCTGTTCAGCGGACAGCCAGCCGGTGTACTTGACCGAGAAAGTCATCACGGCCTTGGGGTCGATCTTGATGGCGCACTCGGAGATCTTGCAACCCGGGAAGCCGCGCGTATGGCTGGAAGTGGCGTTAGTAGCCACGTCGTACTTGGTCAAACTCCACGACGTCTGCGGCGCCGTGGGGTTCTGCTTGAACGTGTGCGTTGACTGGGACGTCACCGAACCGCCAGCGGCGGTGTGCGCGTACAACGTGCCGGTGGACGGGGTGGTAATCGGAGCCGTGTACGGGCCGGTACCGGTGACGGTGCCGACCTGCACATACTCAGTGTTGACGCCAGCAGCGTCCTGGATCCGGATTACCGAGTTGGAAGGCACCGACGCCGTCAACGACAGCGACGTCGCACCCTGGGAGCAGTTTGACGCCAACGTGGTGCTGACACCGACGGTGGTTACAGTGTCCGGGCCGATGATCCCCCGCAGCAGGTAAGGGATAGCGTCCGGGTACGCCATGACGTCAATGGAGAACGTGGAATCACCCGGACCCTGGTACAGGCCCTGCACCAGGGTGTCGTTGTTGCGGTACGACTCGTCACGCAACTCAACGTACACGTCCTCCGCATCGATCTTGGTGCACGGGATGTAAAACGCAGGCGTGACGTAGGTTCCCTGCGTCACCTCCTTGGCGATGCCCACATACCCGAGCTTCGCAAGAGAAGTCACTGCGGCTCACCTTCCTTCTTGTCAGCCGCCACAGCGGCGATCTTGCGCTTGGACTTGGAAGGCTCCGCCTCCTCCGGGGATTCGTCCTCCGGAACAGGCGTGAAACCGCCAATGAGGGTGGGATAGTCAATCTCCTCGCCTACGCCCACCGTGCGGGGCTCCAGGTCCGGATACATTTCGGTACGAGGAATGTTCTGCTCATAGCCGGTGTCGTTGCGCTGCCACACAGGTAACCCCTTTAGTCAGTGAAGTCACGGTCATCTGCCGCGTACAGGACCGTTGCCTGAAAGTCCAAGCCAGCCGTGATCGTCGTGTCCGCCTCCACAAACTCCACGCGGATACCGCCCCGGGTACCAGTCACCGACGAGCCCTCAGCAGCCTGAAGGAACGCTCCGCCATGGGTCTTGTCAGCCCCGCCAGGCTGGTTCATACCGACACCACGGATACGCATCAGAAGCGCGTTGATGGCCACATCAAAGGCGCGCTGGTCGTTTTCCGCGTTACCCGACTGGTTAGACATTGGCCAACGCAACCTCAACGCAAAGTCGTAGGCGGCGATGGTGCGGTTGAACCCGTACCGCTCCACGTTGATGCCCTGACGGGTCACGTAGATCTGGCTTTTCCGCTGAGCCGGAGTACGCGGCAGGTACGCCTGCACAATGTCCCAAGGTCCGCCGTCCGCTGTCAGCAGAGACGGCAGACCGTCAGTGGAGGTACCGGGAGCGGCTAGCCACCGGGCTTCCCGGTCACAAGCATCAGCAGTCGTCTGAAACGTACCCGGCATATGTCCTCCCTAGTGGCGTCTCCTCCGGCCGCCCGAGTGACGCCGGACCGTGTAATGCTGAGAGTGGTGCGCACTGCTGCGGGAAGCCTGCCTAGAAGACGTTCTAGACGCCTTCTTGGCCGTGGCGTGATGCGGATGAGCCGCCCGGGAAGCAGCCATCTTCGCCTTCCGCGCTGCCTTCTGCGCAGGCGTCATCCTGGCGTTGGCCGCCTTGATGGCGGCGCTCATCTTCACCCGCCTAGCAGCCTTCTGCGCAGCAGTCATGTTGGCGTTGTGGCGTTTGATAGCGGCGGACAACTTCTGTCGCCGCGCCAGCTTCTGAGCCGCCGTCATGTTGGCGTTGTGCCGCCGAATAGCCGCCACCAGCTTTGCCTTACGCATCGCCCTCTGCGCTGCGGTCATGTTGTGGGCGCGTTTCTTGGCAGCGGCCGACAGTTTCGCCTTCCGGGCCGCTCTCTGCTGCGGGGTCAGCTTCGCAAATGCTGCCTTGCGTTTAGCGGAGATCTTGGCTTTCCGGGCAGACCTCTGTGCAGGCGTCATCGCAGCCAGCTTCTTGCGCATAGAAGCCGTCCGCTTGACAGCTAGGGCATGCCTTTGGGCCGAGGTGAGCTTAGCCATGCGCGCCTTCAGAGCGGCCTTCAGGTGCGCCTTCTGCGCCGCCGTCATCTTGTGGCCCTTGTGATGACGGCCCTTCATACGGGCCCGGAGCTTGGCTCTGGCCGCCGACGACATGGGGTGACCTTTGTGGTGTCGTCCCTTGCCGTGATGCGGGTGGTTTCGGTTGTAAGCTGCCCAGCCACCCGCCATCAGTTACCTCCGGGTGTACGCCGTCAAGATCTCCAACGCGTCCAGCCGGAGCGCGTCAGGGTCGTGGCCGTGCATGGACTGTGCTGGGTCCAGCTGCTTCAACACGATGGAAGCCGCCATGAACTCGCACGCCTGCTCCAGGTCCAGCGGAACCGTGGAATAGCCGCCGGAGTACTGCACGACGATGGTGGTGCCCACCGGCACGTACGTTCCCAGCTGGAACCGGCAGTGACCGGTATCGGATTCGTATTGTGTCGTGTTGGGAACCACGGCCTGGGTACCCGAG